TGGTTAAATCTTCAGCTACTTCTGCGTCATAGCTGGCATGGAGTTGCTCAATAAGGTGAATAGCACTACTGATTACATGAGCAGCTCTACTTTCAATAACTGAGTGTTTGTTTTTAACTGGAACGAGCGAATCCAATTCCTCAATAATAGATTTCTGTTTGTTCAAAGCCTGTCAACCCAATTTTTGAATATTTATGCTCACTCCATAAATATTTTTGACACTGTTTTTGGGCTCACATTATGACACAAATTTTAACAGAACAAATGAGAAGCTTGGCTAAAAGATTACATGAACTGGATAGTTCACCGGGCGCTGCAATGGTTCCTGGTAGTAAGGAAACGGTGCCTATAGAGCCAACGCAAGGGAGTGTTATGCCCAAGCAATTGGCTGACATTCTTGGTATGCAGGACATAAACTTATTCACCCGTGCCTGGAATAAATTACGTCAGGGCAGAGAACATCAGCTCACACGTCAAGAGATGGCAGAACTTAGCATTGCATTCATGAAATTGGTGCTGGCTGATCCCAATGATACAACCAAAGCCATGAGCTTGTTGCGCCGGATCAGCGCCAAAAATCCAGAGTAACTATCGCCTGATCAAGGATGTAAGCTCTTTGAGCTTAGCAAGATTGTTTGCTGGAGCAGACATGGTATCAGTATTTGCAGGGGGAATAGGTGCAGCACCTGTTGCCCCAGTGTTTTTCCTACGCAAGTCTGCCATCATATCTGCTGCGGTTTTTACTGGCACTTCGCTTTCATTCTCTTCCAAGTCATAGATGCGCAGTGTTTCAACATCATACCCCATAATAACCTTGCTGCCTACACCACTGCTGCTTCTTGTTTTCAAAAACTGGAATTGATACTGCCCGCGCTCTCTCATGGCTGGCGTTGATAAAATGCTGATCACATTATCTGCGGTTTGAATCTTCGAGATACCGCCTGCAATATGACTGTGATCATGCTCCATTTCATTAACCGCAGATCTCCCAAGTTGCGAAGCGGTCTGGAGCACCATATTACGCTCTACTGCCAACCCGCGTAGTTCCTCAGTTACAAACTTGTCCTTGATGAAAAGGTTACTAACGTCAATTCTCTTGTTGTTAGGAAACATGAGATCAAGATAATCCACCATAAGTGCGTCGCATTTTTGCCCTGTCTCAATCTCATAGTTTTTCAAAAACGCTCTCAGGTCGTTAGTAGTTGTGCCTTGAGGCATCTGTTTCACATACAATGTGCCTGCACGTTTACCCGCTTGCACCACTTTGATCTCAACCTCATCCATTCTCTTGAAAATCTCTGTAGTAGGGATATGTGCCACCATTGAGTCCAACCTCATGGAGATCATCTCTTCCGAAAGCTCAAGACTGATGTAGATGACATTCAATCCCATCTTCACTAAGTTGACTGCCATGTTTTGCAAAGTGACGGATTTGCCCCCTCCTGAACCAGCGGTCCAAATGGTGATTTCTTTTCTGTTCACACCGCCATACAGCTTTTGGTCCACAGTTTTCCAACCAGTGCTGACCTGACCATTTGAGTTTTTGATTCGCATCAACCGCTCTCGGGGATTGAGAAAGTAGTTGGTGCCAATGTCACTAGTAAGCCCAACTAAGATAGCTTCTTTGACTCGCTTTTCCACCTCAGCATAGTTGCCTTTTTGAATCAACTCTGGTGCACTCAGCACAGCATCTGCAATGGCTCGGTTTTTACAAAACTCTTCAATTTGATCCAGAAAAGCTTGTTGCAGTTGGGGATTGATGTTGTCAATTTTTTCAAAATCAATACCAAATTGCGCACTCAATTGTGCTGGCTTAGGCAATGCCCTGTATTGATTTGCGAAATCAATAACAAAACGCATCACAGGTCTCAGCTTGTTCACAAAGTATTTGGGCTGCAATATGTTTTGGCAGCGTGCATAAATCTCTTCATCACTCAACAGAACGCTTACCAGCATTTTTTGCACGTCTTCGTTGTAATCTTTTGCTTCAGCCAAGGTTATCCCCTAAACATTTGTCGTTTGATGCCGATCTCAACATCGTTTTTTGTGCGACTTTGAATCACACTTGTAATGGTATAGAGTTGACCATACCTCCTGCAAGCCTCAGCAGCATCTTTTACATCATCTTCCCACTCTGGGAAACTCACACTCCAGCCAAACATCAATGCTGTGTCAATCAATTCTTGATTCTTACGCTGCCGGTCAGGCAACACTATGATCTCTTGATCCCTGGCTACCAATTGGTATATTTGCTGTTCACTAAGAGCGCTGCCCAATGCTGCAACGCCCTGTGTGGCAATAGCATCAAATCCACCCTCAACCAATATGGCAAACTTGCGTCCAGGAATATCCAGCACATCATTATTGAACAAATATCCATCTGGTATGCTGCTGTTGAAGTAGCGAGAAGTTCCAGGCGGTGGCGAGCCTGCATATCTTGCAGTCCACCCCACAATTTGGTTATGTGAGTAAAAGGGTATTAACACACGATTGTTCAATTGATGTTTTTTGTTGGGACTCCAATAATAATCGTAACCAGCTGCTATGTCTTCCCCACGACTTTCAATATACTCAACAACCTTCAAAAAATCAGGGTCAAACTCAGACTCGGAAAGAAGGCTCTCTATGGGCCTTGCGCCCTCAGGCATTTCAACAGTGGGGAATTTTTGGAAACTGATCTTAACAGATTCTGGTGACGAGATCCGTCCATCCAGTTCTTTTTGTAATATTTCCATCTTCAAAGATTGAATGCTGCTTCGCGGCACGCCCAACCAGTCAAGATACTGTTCAAAACTGCTGCTTAACCTAGTGCCATCAAATCTTGTTTTGAACCCACAATTGAAACAATGGATGCCCAGTTGACCATCTTCTGAAAGTCGAAGATTTCCGCGCATGCGAGTATCAGCTTTGTGGCCTCGATGGCTGCAACAGACTGCATTGTGTATTACCCATCCTTTGGGTGTAACTCTCCGCTGAACTGGAAGATGCTGCATAATTAGTTCGTGTATCAAACTCATACACTATTATAGTCAGCTTTCAGCTTATTTTGTAGAGTATTTTATCTATTGTTCCTCGATTGATTGGATCTGGAATACACACAAATCTGATCCAACGACAATTGATAGCAAAAGTATAACTCCGCAATGAGGTAGTTGTGCTGTCATAATAGTCTTCAGTTACTCCTGGACTGAGATCCACATAAAACCAACTCCGCTCAACTGGTGCTAGGTTTTCCAAACTGGCTTGTATTTTAAAGTACCCTTGCCAATTGGTTTGATAGAAGGCAACTGAAAATAGCCCAGTGTTGTTACCTACACTGTTTTCTGCCCTAATAGCCCCACTAACCAACCATTCTTTCATTTCATCCCAGTCTACTGTTATGGGCGTGAGTTCAGAACCCTTGAGTGTAACACTGGGAATAAATGTGCCGCCCACACTGTCATACAAATCAAAATCACCAATTGTGGAATTGTTGATATCTGTGTAAAGCATCTCTTGATTTTGATAAGGGCGGGTGATTTTCACTTGGTAGCGATATCCGCCTAAACTCCAATTGGATGTATCGTTGCTGCTTAGCACAACTTGTGCTCTACCTTTGAGTTCATCTGTTACAGTACAAGATTTTTCCAGGACTATTGTCTGTGTAGCTGCATGCTCAATTACGATACTGAGTTGGCAATCCACTAATTTGACAGGCCTGCGGTCATTGTTACGTACAACAAAATCAATAATGTTGTAGTTGTTTTTGTATATTTTTGTGTTGTAATTTATCATGGGCCTATTGTAATTTGGGGCGCGATGATCAGTCATGCTCAATTGAACTGGCAGTCTGTAACTGTAGAGATATATCAAGCTCATTGGGATAACATCATCAACAAAAGATTTACACCTATTTAAGAGTGTCTTAAATAGGGCTTGATGGAAAACACACCGCAACAGAGATGGCCATTTTTAACAGAAATCCGCTATCTCAACAAAGATTACACTGGCATTGTTCAAAATGCTGACAACACAATGCTGCACATGTATGTGATTGACCAGACCATGAGCATCCAACAGAAAAAAGAGATTATCCAATGTGGAGAGCTCTATTGGTGGGGTAGCAATCGCCAAATTCCCATCAATGTGTTCTTGCGGGAACGGTTCCGACCCTTCAAAGGGTGTTTGAAGACCTTTGTGAGAAAAGAAGTAACTGTGTTAAGCGGCCCTTTACCCAGCTTGGACACACTTATTAACAAGCGTGGCAAAAAGCGCACAGTTCAGCTTGTTAAGAGCACAAGCTAGCCACCGATCATCAAAAAGTGCACACAGCCATCTAGTTTGATGGCTATTGTGACACTCTGATCAGGGGCAGTAAATTCAGGCAACAAGCAGTCTATGCCCTGGAGGTTGAGCCAGGTTTTCACAGTTTCCTGTGTTTGGCTGTCCCAAACCTCAAACAAGGTCATATAGGTCAATGCTCTTTCAATAGCATCTAGAGTGGACTTAGTCCCCAAGTGAGGTCACCTGCACCTTCACCTTCACACTGCCATCTTTGCCTACCTTCACTTGTGCAGGACGACGAGACTTGAGATCCTTTTCGTCACCTTTGCTCCACTTCATCCAAGTGCCAGTGAGAGTCCAGGCCACTGTAGCAGCATCAGTTTCGTCACTGAGTTTTAGGCTGGCGCTGAGTTTGTCTTCACTTTCGCCAAAAACTTCCAGGAGGTAGTTGTTTTCCAGTTCACTGAGAAAGCTTAGTGTGGTTCCAAGATCAGCTAGGGAAATCTTGGGTGCCCGGAACCAAAAGTGTTTTTTGATGTTCTTTTGACGAGACAGCCAATCATTTTCCAGGTTTTCGCGCACCAATACCTTGGTCTCACCCACTGTAAGATGGTAAGTGTGTCCAAACATATTGGCAGAGTGTTGCCAGTCTAGTGATTTGCTCATACATGTTGCTCCTTATACCTGTACACTATAACTGCCATTTGCAATTAATTCAACCAGAAGGTTGAGCTGCACTTGGATAGCCACAGCGAGACTGATTGCATGTGATTTTTTGAAGCTGTAGTTTTGGTTAGGGTCAGGAGTCCAAATTTCAGGATCAAGGCTGTGCCAACCTTGATTTTGACATTTCCCAACCAAATGCCTTTTGCCAGGCCGGATCAAAGCCAAAATCATAGCCAATTGCACAGTGCTCTTGGGCTTCAAGCGGCGTACTAAATCAAAATGGTTATTGATATGGGCAAGCTGCTTAACAACTTCTTCATGTTCTAGAAGTTCCCACATTGGAGCAGTGCTCATCAACTGTGATAGATGTGCCTCACTTTGTACCCCAGCATAGATGCTGTTGTTAAGTATATCAATTTTGTAACAGTTTTTTTCTTCAGCAACATCATAAGATATGCTGCAACATTCCAAAAATGGATGTTGGGGGACGTTGTGGAAATATACACCGCTGTTGTGCAAGGAATACTTGTTGTTCTTGACAATACTGGCGGGAATATGTGGAACTACATTGAGCAGTTTTTTCCTATCTCCAGTGTCAATGTCAATATCGCCAAGGAATGCCAATACTTTAGGTTCCACCTGTTATCCTATCCATTTGTTTTGACAACGTGTCTACTTTTTGTGTCAGCTTTGTTAGACTATTGTTAGCTCTGATAAGACGATTATGTAAATCAATACAGGTTTGTGATGTTTGAATAATTTTTCGTTCAAGATCTTCAATCCATTGAGGATCAACCATCACAACCTTTTTGCCATCAACTTCCAAACTTTGTAATTTGCCAAGGCTTGTTAAGCTTACCTTGCTCTTGCTGATCAAGGTGGGCTGCGCAGCAGGTTCCATTTCCTCGTTTCCATACATATCTAGATTCAAACGATCACTCATGCATTTTTCCTACATTCCAGCTTCTGTCAACACACTTTTGATTAAATCAGCCTGTTGTTTATAACGGAGCAGTCTTACCTTCCATTTTTTCACTGGCGCAACCGTTTGTATCAAATACAGTTGCTCAGGATTACATCTTTCAAAAAATTCCACTGCGCTGTTACAATTATATAGCATCCAAGGGCTGATTTTGCCTTGTGATATCCATCGAGTAGCTAAGTTTGGATTTACCTTTATCCAAAAGTCTTGCATGGGCAAGTCTTGCTCTTCAGTCCATTTTTGAACTGTGCGCAAGCTTCTCTGCAATCCCATTTCAGGGGTTTCATCATGCAACAGCTCACTCAAAAAGCTGTTGTATAACAGCACATCACTCCATTTTTTGAAATCAGCTTTTTGTTTCAATAACCACCGCACATATGTTTCAATCTCCTGAACTTGCTGCTCAATCAACCAATTGCCAAAGCGCACAAACTCAGTGTAATGCCTACTAACACAAAACTCTTGATAACTTTTGCTCTTGAGTGTTGTATTTTTCGGTGCTGTGCCTTCATTAAACAATAGATATGATGCATACCCCAGCTTGACATCTGGATTGTATTGGGCTTCACTCCTGCGCCTTGGTTCGCAACTGTGGGAAACCAAGGTTGCTTCTTTGGCAAATGCTTGTTGACACCAAGTGCAGAAGTGGGGCCGATTTAAATCAATCGCCTTTGGCAGCTTTTTTGAGTTCGTCTTTGAGCTCTTTGATACCACGGTCATCCATTCCACTGTATTTGGCAATTTCCATCAACTCTTCATCACTGTGATTGGTTTTCAAAATCATCATCTCTGCTTCATTTACATCACCATACAATTGAGTCAGCAAAGCCTCTGTCTTGGGTGTCTTGGAAGCTGTAGACTTGGTGCTGATCCACTGATGGTACTGTTTTTTCCCCACACCAGCAACACACATCAGCAAGTATTGCAGTTCTGGATGTTTGCCTAAATTCCATAAGCCATTGTTCACAAGATCATTAGCTGCCAGTACAAAATATTCTTTGTAGGGATTTGAGTCTGGGACGGCAGAAAGCCAGCGAACTACCACTTTCGGTACAAAGCCCTTGCGCTCTTCTTCAGTTAAATTTGCATAAAATCCGCGATCCTTTTTGTCAATAGCCTCCAGCAGTACCATAAGGTCCAGTTTGAAGCTTCTTTTTGCTGTTGCTGCTTTTGCCATAATATTTCCTTATCTAGTGTAATTGTAGGCTGTAATCTTGGTTCATTCAAGGCATCCATATAAATATCAGTAACTGCAATTGGTGCAGTTTTATGGGGTTACCCGCCCCGTATGGCCTAGAACGCCACGTAGGAGACCAAAAGCAATGGGACGACCACTTAACAAAAAATATTTTGGCAGCTTGGCTGCCTCGGGAATTGGAGGCGAAGGTGTTGCCTCTGTAACCATAACCGGACAAGGTAATTATACTAGTTTGCCAACAGTGGGCTTTAGCCCGCCATTATTACCAGGCGGCATTTCAGCTGTGGGTAGTGTGGTGATGGAACTGCGCACTGTTGCCATCAACAATGCTGGTGGATCTTACACAGCAGGTGACGTGCTAGTGATCGGCGGCGGCGCTGTGGTAGGTGATACCACTGCTGGCACATACACTGTGCAGGCCGAGATAGTTGTTGACACAGTTGACGGTATCACAGGAGCTATCACAGCTTTTGAAGTTTTGGCCGTTCGCGGATCATATACAGCACTGCCTGCAAAGGTTGCTGGAG